TATTAGATCGTGCTGGTGTAGTTAAAACAGAACGAGTATCCGTAGATGCGCCAGGTGGTTTGTTTATACTACCACCTAAAAATGATGATGAAGCTCAAAGTTAAAAGAGAAAGACCTTTACAACATGAATACTGGATGTTGCCTAAAGTACCCTTTAAGGTAAAACTTTGGCAGCGCATACCAAGAACAAGTCGGTATATACCCTTTGGTTATGAGGTTGATCCAGAGGATAATAATTGGCTAAACCCAATACCTAAAGAGTTAGAGTTACTTGAACTAGCTAAAAAACACGTAAAACAATATAGTTTAAGGCAGGTTGCGGCTTGGTTAACTACGCAATCTGGAAGAAACATAACACATGATGGGTTGAAAAAACGTATAGATGTTGAAAGAAAAAGAAAAAGACTTACTACGATTAAACGCGAGTATGCCAAGCGGCTCGAAAAAACGTTACGTCAGATCGAAATCCTCGAAAAAGAAAGATTTGGATACTACACCTACGAAGAGGACGATGACGAAACAAAGCCCAGCGCAGGTTAAACCTGCCACATATGACGTACAAGAAGCACAGAATGTAGTCTTTAAGCCTAATCCTGGACCCCAGACAGAGTTTTTGGCTGCGAGTGAACGAGAAGTTTTGTATGGAGGAGCAGCAGGAGGCGGGAAGAGTTACGCCACACTAGCAGACCCGTTACGAAACATGAACAACTCAGACTTCAGTGGTCTTCTTGTACGTCATACGACTGAAGAACTAAGAGAGTTAATACAAAAAAGTCAGGAGCTTTACCCTAAAGCCATACCTGGTATCAAGTGGTCAGAGAGAAAGTCACAGTGGACTACACCTAGAGGTGGTACATTGTGGATGTCATATCTTGACAGAGACTCCGATGTTATGAGATATCAAGGACAGGCATTTAATTACGTAGCTTTTGACGAACTTACACAGTGGTCATCTCCTTTTGCGTGGAACTACATGAGATCACGTTTACGTAGTGCTAATCCTGACTTAGGATTGTATATGAGAGCCACAACAAACCCAGGTGGTTTGGGACACGCTTGGGTTAAGAAGATGTTCATTGACCCAGCTAAACCTAATACATCATTCTGGGCAACGGACATAGAGACTAGTGAGGTGTTGAAGTTTCCCAAAGGGCATAGTAAATCTGGTCAACCCCTGTTTAAGCGTAGGTTCATACCTGCTAGTCTCTTTGATAATCCATATTTAGCTGAAAGTGGTGACTATGAAGCTATGCTTCTATCATTACCTGAACATCAGCGTAAGCAATTATTAGAAGGAAACTGGGATGTAAATGAAGGTGCAGCCTTTCCTGAGTTTAATAGAAAGATACACGTAGTAGAACCATACAGCATACCCCGTAGCTGGGCTAGATTTAGAGCTTGTGATTATGGGTATGGTAGTTTCACAGGAGTATTGTGGTTCACTATCACGCCAAGCGAACAACTTGTAGTTTATAGAGAGTTATATTGTTCTAAAGTAACAGCTACAGATTTAGCGGATATGATACTAGAAGCAGAAAATGAAGACGGTAGTATCAGGTACGGCGTGTTAGACAGTTCCCTGTGGCATAAACGTGGAGACACAGGACCGTCCTTGGCTGAACAAATGAACGCAAAGGGATGCAAGTGGAGGCCCTCAGATCGTTCTAGAGGTTCACGGGTTGCAGGTAAAAACGAACTTCACCGCCGTTTGCAGGTAGATGAGTTTACTAATGAGCCAAGGTTAGTATTCTTTTCTTCCTGCACCAATACAATAGCACAACTTCCTGGTTTACCTGTAGATAAAAAGAACCACGAGGATGTAGATACAAATGCAGAAGATCATTTATATGATGCATTAAGATACGGTATAATGACAAGGCCACGTAGTTCACTTTGGGATTTTAATCCTGTGTCACAACGTTCAGGGTTTCAAGCTTCTGACGCAACATTTGGATACTAATAATGGCAGTAAATGAAAATGATCAAGCTGAACTTTTTGAAACAGACGAGGTATCTGTTATTCAAGATGGAGATGAGCTAGACGCAGGTAGTGTGGTAGCTTTTGTAACTGATAAATTTAAACGTGCAGAGGACTCAAGATACACAGACGAAAACAGATGGCTTAGAGCGTATCGTAACTACCGTGGCTTATACGGTCCTGATGTTCAGTTTACTGAAACTGAAAAGTCTAGAGTGTTTGTTAAAGTCACTAAAACCAAAACATTAGCTGCATATGGACAGATTGTAGATGTGTTGTTTGGAAGTTCACGCTTTCCTCTTACAGTAAATCCTACTACTCTTCCAGAGGGTGTAGCGGAGTCAGTACATATTAATATAGATCCTAACGCAGAACAAGCACAAGAAGAATTATCAGCGGCTTTTGGAAAAGAACCAAGGGTTTCGTTTTTATTTGATCCTGATGAAAAACTAAAACCTGGCGAAACAATGTATGACCGCATGAAGCGTCTTGGTCCTCTAGAAGATAAGCTAGAGCAGATGGGCGATAAAGTTATAGAAGGTCCAGGTACAACTCAAAGCACAGTTACATTTCATCCTGCTATGGTCGCAGCTAAAAAGATGGAAAAGAAAATACACGATCAGTTAGAAGAGAGTGGTGCTAATAAACAGTTACGTCACACAGCTTTTGAAATGGCACTTTTTGGCACTGGCATAATGAAAGGGCCGTTTGCTATTGACAAAGAGTATCCTAATTGGGATATGGAGTCAGGCGATTATAACCCTACTATTAAGACTGTGCCGTCTACTAGCCACGTTTCTATATGGAATTTTTATCCTGATCCTGATGCGTACAACATGGATGAAGCTGAGTTTGTAGTTGAGCGTCATCGTATGACACGATCACAGATGCGTGGTTTAAAGTCTAGACCTTTCTTTAGGGGTGAGTCTATTGATGAAGCTATTAATTTAGGTGAGTCTTACGAAAAGAAATACTGGGAACAAGATATGGAGGATGACTCTCAATATAGTTCTGCTCCGTATAGATATGAAGTTTTAGAGTTCTGGGGTTATGTAGATACAGATATACTTGCAGAAAATGGTGTAACTATACCTAAAGAGTTAAAAGACTCAGAGCAAGTTAGTGTTAACGCTTGGGTATGTAACGGTAAAGTTTTACGATTAGTGCTTAACCCATTTAAACCTGCACGTATTCCTTACTATGCTGTACCCTATGAGCTTAACCCATATAGCTTCTTTGGTGTAGGTATAGCTGAAAACATGGATGATACGCAGACATTAATGAATGGTTTTATGCGTATGGCTATTGATAATGCTGCACTTTCTGGTAACTTAATCATTGAAGTTGATGAGACAAATTTAGTTCCTGGACAGGACTTAAGTGTTTATCCTGGCAAGATATTTCGTAGACAAGGTGGTGCACCAGGCCAAGGCATTTTTGGAACCAAGTTTCCTAATGTAGCTGGCGAGAACATGCAGCTATTTGATAAAGCAAGGGTATTAGCTGATGAGAGTACGGGGTTCCCAAGTTTTGCACATGGTCAAACTGGCGTCAGTGGTGTGGGGCGTACTGCTTCTGGTATTTCTATGCTTATGTCTGCTGCTAATGGCTCTATACGTAATGTTGTAAAGAATGTAGATGATTATTTAATTGGCCCTATAGGTAGAGCTTTCTTTTCATTCAATATGCAGTTTGATTTTGACAGTGAAATAAAAGGTGATCTAGAAGTTAAGGCATCAGGCACAGAAAGTTTAATGGCTAATGAGGTACGCTCACAACGCTTGATGCAATTCATGGGTGTAGCATCTAACCCAGCGCTTATGCCTTTTGTAAAGAGTGACTACATTATACGCGAGATAGCTAAGAGCATGGACTTAGATCCTGACAAAGTTACTAACTCCTTGGGTGATGCAGCTATACAAGCAGAAATACTTAAGAAGTTTCAACAACCACCACCTACTCCACCAGAGGCAGGGACACAAGGTCCACCTGCATCACCCTCACCAGGTGCAGCACCAGAGCAAGCAGGTGTAGGCGTACAAGATACTACAGGCGCTGGGGGTGGCAACATAGGTACAGGAACAGCACCTACTCCAGGTGAACAAGGATTTACTGGAACATGACAATAAAAAAACTAGTAAACGATAAACCTTTATGGGATGCTTTCTTAGAAAATATAAATGCAAAGATAGTAGTATCACAGAAAAAGTTAGAACACGAAACTTCTATGGAAGGTATATATCGTGCTCAAGGTGAGATCTCTGCGTTACGTAGGTTAACTTTTTTGAGGGATGAAGTAAATGTCAAATCTGTTTGATGCTTATCAACAAATGGCAGACAGCTTGCAAGAAGCAGGAGTAAGTTTATCTGGCGATAAAACGTATACAGAAGAAGCTGCTGATATACAAAGCGCATACGAAAAATCTCAAAGATTAGCAGGTAGTGATAAAAACGATAATGATAGTCAATCAACGTCTACTATAAAATATTATGATAATGACAAAAATGAGTCTGATTCTTTATCTATTAGTAATGAAAACCTTAGTGCTCCTCTAAAAGACTCTGAAGGTAAAATTATAGGAAACGTTGATCTTTCAGATAAAAAAGTATTTGATCTTTATTCAAATGAAGAGGGATTATATGAGGGGTTAAAATTAAGTTTTACAGATAAAAAAGATTCTGTTCCTATTGGACCTTTTATGTATGAAAAAACACCCACAGGTAAAAAAGGTCTTACTTTTAAAATAGGTAAAGGAAAAGCTTACATGGACGCAGATATAGATCTTTTAAAATCAGATGCACCTATAGCAGCTAACACTGGCTTTGTATTAGATTTTGCAGAGGGTGGCTCTCTCCCCAATACTAAACCCATGCAAATGGAAATGGATCTTATACTAAGTGAAACAAAAGATCCTGTTAGTGGCAATACTGCCCCGCTTGGCGCTACGCCAGAAGAGGTACGTGATGATGTACCTATTAATGCTAGTCCTAATGAGTTTATGATTAACGCTGCAACTAGAAGATATTACGGCACAGAGTTTTTTGAAGAGTTACAGAAATCTGCAGCAGAAGGCTGGAAACGTATTAGGGATGGTGAGGAGTCTTACTTTAGAGATGATGAGCTTGAAGTAGAAGATGATGAAAAGGGACAAGATAAACCTATAAATATGCAAGAAGGTGGTGCTGTACCTAAACCTGTAGGTGGTGGATTTGGTGGCTACGGTGGTACAGGTTCTA